TAACGGCGGCGGGCTTAAACCGGCGAGCGCATGAAAATGAATTGATTTTAAAATACGGCTCCGAATCTTCACTATATCGCTGCACTTTTTTGCTTAATATGCTGCCAATGAAGGCGCCGGGCATTGGCACGCTCTCGCCTTGCATAAAACATTCGCGGCTATCCTCTGATATATCGCGAATTTGCGAGATTTTCGCCATTTGACCGGATACGCTTAAAACTTGATAAAAATCAATATTGGTTTGATCGTAACCCCATGAGCACCGGAAAATATCCCCCGGTTTTACGTCATGCGCGGCGCTTAATTGCTTTTTAATCTCGCGCTTGGCTAGCTTATCGGCGGCGCTTTTTTCTAGTGCGCTTAATTGCTCATTTATGTAAGCGTCGCGCTTTTCCACGCTAGCGAATCGATAATGCAAGCGTGGTTTATTGCTTTTCCCTGAAAATATGAGCGCAACGGCTCGCGGCTCGGCTATGCCATAAGCGGCAAATCCTAGCTCGGGGCTATTAGCTAATAGCTCATAATTTGCGGGAATAAAAAATTCTCTATTGTATGTTTTCATTGTCGATTTTTCCTCTAGTTAATTGATTGTTTAGCCGCAAAACCATGCGTCTGGATTCGCCTTTAGAAATGCTCGGGCGTCGCGCTTATTGTCAAATCTAATATGCTGCAAGTAATTGCCGGTGCGTTCGATCGCGATCACAATCCAGCCAAAATCGTTAAATGTTAGTTTTTGCATAATTAAAACCCCCCTAGAATTGCGACGGCAAACAAGCCGCCAATGATCGCGCCCAATACGCAAGCGCCCAAAAAATCCCAAATACTAATTTGTTTTTTATCTAGCTTTTCCATTTTTTATCCCTTTATAGGTTAAATTGTCATGCGCTATTGTTTGATCGCATAAAAACATTGTAAACACTTTTTAAGATAGTGCAACACTTTATTTTGCAATATTGTCGCATTTTTGCAAATTGTCATTTTTTATGGGTGTTTTGGGTTATGAATTGGGTATGTAAACATAGGTTAATGACCTTAGCTAGAGGCTTATAGCTAGGGGCTTGTAGCTTGGTATAGGTTAAATTGTCATACTTAATACATATATAAATTTTAAATATGGTATTTTTAAGGGTTTTACAATGTTGTAGGCGTGCGACTGTTTTGCTAATGACAATTGACCTATTTGACCCATAATTTTTGAGCGTGCAAATGCCCCTGATTTTTGGGTAAATGCTAATAGCTAATAGCTAGGGGCTAATAGTAAGTTTTGATCGCGCCCCGCTCCGGTTTAAATTTCAAACCCCAAGCTAATAGCTTTTAACTAATAGCCACTAGCTTATAGATGACAATTTGACCCAATCTTGTTTGACATAATAGCGGTTATACGCAAGCCGTAATCTAAAATCTACCGGCTATTAGCTAGGGGCTTATAGCTAGGGGCTTTCAGGGCGATATCGCCCGCTAAACCTTATTCTATATGGCGGGGATTTTTTGCCATATAAAATCGAAAAAGGGGGTCATTAATTTAGGTGGGTACGATGAGAGAGTTTTTTATTCTAGGAACTATGCAAAAAAGTCTTTTACAAAAGCCGAAAAAATTTTTATAGTTATAAAACTAAGTTAGTATCTACTAACATAATATGTAAAACAAGCTTGTTGCACTTTTTAGGGTTTGTGCTAATATCAAGGCATTGTTTAACTATACTGGGAGCTGGAAACATGAACGACCGTTTCGCACTTGACCCACTATTTTATTCAATCGATCATAAAACTGACAAAATCGTAGCTACGGAAGAAGAGATCGCCAACATCTATGATGCGGCGTATAGGGGTTTATCCGGAGATGCACTAGCTATTGCTGCTGGCTTTTTGCCCGTAGACTTTAATCGTCTTTGCCAATTTGACCAAAAAGCTGCCGAAGCAGTCATTTATGGACGTGCCAAAAATCATGCAGATGTAAGCGGATCGCTAATGCGTAATGCAATTAATGGGGATACCAAAGCTGCAACGACAGTGCTTACTCACCTCCACGGCTGGAAGCCCGCCAAGCCAGAAGCTGACGGCTCCAATGAATTACGCATTGTGATCGAGAACACGCTACCAGATCCTANCCCCGAGCTGAAAGCTACTAGCTAATGGCTGATACCCGTAGGGTCAAACTACCAGTACTACATTCAGGGCAACATGCCCTGTTTTTACAGCAAAAACGCTTAAACGCGACGCGCTGCGGACGACGCTGGGGCAAAACACGATTCATGGAATGGCTAGCAGCCCGGGCTGGGGGCAATGGGCAATCAGTCGGAATATTCGCGCCCGAGCACAAACAGCTTGCCGAACCGTGGGATCACTTGCGCGATATGTTAGATCCCATCGTTAAAAGCGCCAACCGCAATGACGGAACCATCAAACTATTAAGCGGCGGCAAAATTGACTTTTGGACGCTAAATGATAATGAGCTAGCAGGGCGCGGGCGCGAGTATGACTTAGTGCTCATCGATGAGGCAGGATTTACCAAGTCACCGCAGATGAAAGACGAGATTTGGTTTAAGTCCATAAAGCCAACGATGCTAACCACTCGCGGGATTGCGTGGGTGTTCAGTACGCCAAACGGAATTGACCCTGACAACTTCTTCTATTCAGCCTGTCAAGAACCCGACTTAGGGTTTCATTCGTTTCATGCACCTACTAGTACAAACCCTTATGTTCCGTTAGACGAATTAGAGCGCGAACGTGAGCGCAACCATCCAATGGTGTTCCGTCAAGAGTATCTTGCCGAGTTTGTCGATTGGTCGAATATTGCCCTGCTATCAGCCGAAAAGCTGTTAGTCGACGAGCAACCAGTAGCCTATCCCAAGAATTGTGACGCGGTGTACGCCATCATGGATACGGCGGTCAAAGGCGGTAAACAACATGACGGCACGGCTGTGGTATTTTTCGCGCTCAATGAGTTTGGCATACCGCTAACTATCCTAGATTGGGATATCGTGCAAATTGACGGCGGGCTATTAGAACACTGGATTCCAAGTGTGTTCTATAAGCTAGAAGAGTTAGCTAAGAGCTGTGGGGCAAGATACGGCAGCGCAGGTGTGTTCGTTGAGGACACAGCTACTGGCTCGATCTTGTTACAGCAAGCCAACAATCGCGGATGGAGTATGCGCGGGATTGACAGTAAACTGGTACAAGTTGGCAAAGATGAGCGCGTGGTTAGTATCTCTGGATACTATCATCAAGAATTAGTGAAAATTAGTGATGTTGCGTTTAATAAAACCGTTGGATTTAAGGGCGCCACACGAAATCACTTGTTGACTCAGCTAACCTCGTTTAGACTAGGGGATCCAGACGCTCACAAACGATCAGACGATCTATTGGATGCTACTGTCTACGGAATTGCGCTTGGACTAGGTAACAAACTGGGATTCTAGTGGTATTATGGGCAATATATTTTTGGGAATAATCTATGTCTGACGTGACTATATCAAATACCGGTTTACCTTCCCCACTAATGGATTTCTTGCAGTCTGAAGCAATCGAGCCGGGCAGTCCCGTTGGATATCAGACTTGTAAAGCGATTTTTGAGTATCATCCATTAGCCGCTAAAATTATTGAAAAACCCATCGTATTAGCTTTAGCAAAACCACGCTTAATCGCAATGGATTGCCACCCAAAAGATATGCTCATTAAAGCATTTCATGAAGAGTGGAACAATCTGGACGCTACAAATCTTATTCGCGACGTAACCTTTCTTAAACGTGTGTATGGTGTAGCTGCGATTGTTTATGGCGCCGAAGGGGTTCCAACTGACCAAGAAATTGATCCTTGGAAACTACCTGATTTAAATTTGTATTTTAATAAACTTGACCCGTTAAACCTTGCTGGCTCAACCGTCACCAATCAGAACCCTAACGCGCCAGATTTCCAAAAGCCGCTATCCTACATTACGGCTGCGGGTCAACCATATCATCCAAGTCGTAGCTGTATTGTGTTTAACAATACGCCGATTTATTTAAGCTTCCAGCCATCTGGTTTTGGTTTCACAGGTCGTTCTGTATTCCAACGCGCCCTGTATCCTTTGAAGTCGTTTGTACAGAGCATGGTCACTGATGACCTCGTTACTTTCAAAGCAGGTCTGCTGGTTATTAAGCAAAAACAATCTGGCTCAATCGTTAATCGTTTGATGCAAACTGCGTCAGGAATTAAGCGTAGCTACCTGCAACAAGGCGTTACCGGTAACGTATTGTCTATCGATATCGATGAAGATATCGAGTCTATTGACCTGAACAATACTGATACTGCGATGACTACGGCGCGAGATAATATTATTGCCAATATCGCCGCTGCAACCGACGTNCCAGCCATNTTGCTAAAAGATGAAGCCCTAGCTAATAGCTTTGCAGAAGGTAGCCAAGACGCGATTGCGATCGCTCAATATGTCACAGGTTTACGCAACGATATGCGTACCCTATTTGAGTTCTTTGACAAAATAGTAATGCACCGCGCATGGAACAAACAATTCTTTGAAGCTATTCAGAATAAATATCCTGACATGTACGCAGGAAAAACGTATGAACAAGCGTTCTATGAATGGAAAGATGCGTTTACCCCAACTTGGGATTCCATGATTGAGGAAACCCCAAGCGAGTTGGTTAAGACTGAAGAAGTTAAACTCAAAGGTATGACCGAGATCCTTCGCACCCTATTGCCAGTAGTAAACCCTGAAAACCGCGCCCGCGCGATTCAATGGGCGCAAGACAACCTGTCAGAAATGCCAGAAATGTTCAAATCTTCGATGCAATTGGATATTGAAGAGATTATGGAGTATGAGCCACCTACCCCACTGACTGCCCCAACTGAGCCACCATCCAAGGATTAAGCCGTGACTTTCTATGAAGTCCTTACAGCGGCTATCAACGATTTCATGCGTTTTGGCTTTGATAGCCAAAATAGGCTTGATTATTGGGTAAAAGAGCTAAAAACTGCTGCTGTAAAATCATTAATTACGCCTCAAACACTGCAAAAAGAATTAGAACGCTCTTTGAAAGGTGCTTTTGATCGATTAGTGACCAAAGGTGGGCTAGTAAATAAGGATGTTAGCCGTTTTACGGTAGCCAAACTGACTCCCAAGCTACGAGCTGAACTCGATCGCCGCATCATGGCAAGCGCCAATCTGATTAAATATAACCGCGAAGAGTCAATTAGTAATACTTTGCGTCGATTTGCAGGGTGGGCGACTTCGATCCCAGTGGGCGGAAGCGATGCAGTAGATCGCCAAGAAGAGAAAAAACACATTAAAAAAGAGTTGGGGTTGCTTCCATTTAAGGAACGCCGTGTCATTATTGACCAAACTCACAAGCTAGTAGCCAATATCAATGAGATCGTAGCTATCGATAATGGTGCAATTGCAGCAAAATGGCATAGCAATTGGCGTCAAGCAAACTATGACTATCGTGAAGATCACCGCGAACTAGACGAAAAAATATTTTTAATACGCGGTAGTTGGGCTGTAAAAGATGGTTATGTAAAACCAAAAAGCGGATATACTAACGATGTGGTCGCACCCGGCGAAGAGGTATATTGCCGGTGCCGGTATAAATATTTATAT